TCCTAACTGGAGGGAGAAATTATAACCAGTCGGAACGTCAGTGCTGAAGGTAGACTGCGAGGCATCAGCCGCATATGAGGTCTGGACTATGTTATTTGCCGTAGCAGTAGCTGCCGTAGCCGCCAGATCAACATCCACTTGCCCACCAGACAGGGCTGTCCCGCCCCATGTTGCCCCGGTAAGCGTCGCGTTCTTTATTAAAACAACTTCGTAACCGGTTGAACCGCTGCTTGTTGGGTAGAATTGTATTCCTTCCGGCAAGACAACAGCACCATAATAACTTGAATTTACACGGATTGATACCAGAGGCGTAAAATCAAGACCAGTGTTATTGGCTACCGTTATGCCATTTGAGTCTCTTCGGGCAATGTATCTTTGAGATGTTTGTTGGTATCCAGCCTCAGAAATTACCGTAGAACAAATCATCTGCAAAGTGGCCGCGCCAGCGGTCGTGCCGGTGGTAAATATCTCATACCTAAGCGGCAAAATTGCAGTCTGCATATATACCGCAGTCTGGAAATTGGCGTTCTCAAAGGTATGGCAAATAACATACTGGCCATTGATAACGAACCCACAGCGGACATTACCAACCCCAAGCCACTCAAAATCAAACCAAAGAATTTGGGTTTTTGTTAAATCAAGTGTAACGCCAGATGGACCGGTTCCATCCAGCTTGTCTCCGTTCCAATTAGATTGAGCAACATAGCGTGTATCGTCTACGGAGCCACCAGTATAAGTGCGGATAACAAACGTTACGCCGTTAGGACCCTGCTCCAAATAAACACCGTTATTTCCGTTGTAATATCCGACCCGCTGCGTCAGGTTTGTGGTAGCCGTGTTCATGGTAAAAGTCTGCATCGTCAACAGGCTCTTACCGGGCTGGTACGGGAAAGTGCGGCGTGTCTGAGCTAGAACATGAGAGCCAGACGTTGTTGTTACATTCAAATTCACAGATGACTTATTGGTATTGTATGCAGTAGTGCCGCCGGTGTCTGTAACATAACTATAAGAAGCTGTAGACTCAAATCGAGACTGCGCATCAAAAACAGTGTACGGACTAGACACCCGCAAACGACCAAAGGCGTCTACCGTTCCACCGCCAAATTGCGTATAGATGGCGTTGTTTATTGTTGATCCATAAGGAGGATAAACTGTAATGGTCATTGGCCCGGCCCCCCACCAATTTTAATTGAAACGGCGGTCGTGGATGCCTTGGATTGGACACTCCCGCCAGCCAGCAGGACTTGTTGTCCGGTCCATTGAACCGTTGTGTTCCCCGGTATTGGAGCGTCATAAAAAACAGCAGTGCTCGCGTCGGCTGCCTCGCCCTGCGGCACGAGGCAAATGCTGAATGTGGCTGGCGAAGAGCCGGTATTGCATATTTCCATGTCTACGATAGCGACTTGTTTACCTGTCGGCACAGTGTATAGGTTCGCAAAAGACGCCGTCGTTGCGGCCCTAGAACTCAAAGGGGTTCCCCGCGAATAGTTCCACAGACCGGTCGCCGCAATACCGATGTTATTGATCGCAATAACGCCGTTCTTTTGTGTTGTTAGAATGTCATCAAGAGACGCGGCCATTAGTATTTCCCGTCAATCTGCGAACGATAGCGTATATTACCAAGTCGCCAAAACGACCCAATGTCGCTACTCTCAACCTTAATAGAAACGAGCCTCCCTCGTATTCTTGGAGTTATAAACTTTGTCGAGTTAGTCATTACGTACGGGCCGTGAGTAATGGGGGTATCTCCGGGATAATCGGCCGTATAAAAAGTTATTTTTACGTTTGCTCCTTGAGAACCGTTGTAATATCCCCACTTCATATCCGGCCATATTTGATCAACAAACATTTTAACGTCCGCATCAGTCATGGCAAAGTAACCGGTCTGAAAAGAAGACGTCATTGGGCGCGTATCCGCGTCAGTTGATGTCTCATGCTGATAAAGATACTGATCAAGCCCGGAACCTATTGGGGGACCAAGAACACTCTCGTTAATCCAAGCAGAACGGGCTACATATGGATTTTCGTCTGTATTAAATCCGTAATCCCATTGGTTAAGTATTACATTGTATTTTACATACCCTTCGTTTTCGCCCCCATTAGATAAAGTTGGAAAATACCAAGCAATTTCGCCAAACCTACTGTTTGGGGCAACTCTTATTTTATCTAAATTATCGGTATCTAAATCTTGGAAAATAACGTCCCATACTGGGCAAGGGATAGGTTCAACTCCCCCACCAGAAAGTCTATAAAATTGACTTGGACCCATCCAATATACAACACCACCAATAGATGTCGCCGCCTTGCGACCTATAAGCCCGCATCCGCTACCAAGCTCGTTGAATTGATAAACATATGGTGGCCCAACATATTGCATGGCCCACACACCAATGTCTGTCCATATGAGACTTTGTTGGGGACCTTGAATGCATTGAACGATGCGCGAGCCTTTTGGAATGCGGTATGAGCCAGCCTGATTAGTTATTAAGGCTGTCCAAACATCATAATCGTTTACGTCGCACCAACGGACTAGCAGGGGGTCCTTAACCCCCGTGAAAGTTGAGCCCCACGCAATGATTTGTCTTTGCGGCATGGCAACAAAAATGCCGTCATTGACTGGAGGTGCTCCGGGGATGACAACGGCAACGGGGTCTCCGGCGGTAGGGGACCAATTGTAGATCGGCCCATTAAGTGGGCACGAGATGAGGTTTTCTCCCCAATTATCCAAGGTCCAATCAGTAGCAGTTATCGGCGTACCGGTACCTGCGGTAGGCGACGTGCCGGTACCATACCCCCCAAGCCCATACCCCCCGATGCCGTACCCTGTCCCCGCAGGAATAGGTCCAATTCCGTTGTAAAAAATAGCGTAAAGATTACCGCTATTCATAAAAGCGTTCGCTGTAGAAGTTGCTTCTGATGTACCAGATATGACAAATACGTCAGAAGACGTTATTTCGGTAACAATATAATTTCCAGTGAGAGTTATTCCGCCAACGGTAGAGGCAACAAGAACAGGAAAAGTAGAGCCTATGGAATAGCCATGATCAGCAAGAGTTATCGATACAAACGTGCTTCCGTTTGTTGTATCAAACTCGGGGACAGCTCCGCCATTAGCTACGGTAGACGTGGCTAAGGCTGGCTCATTTAAGGCGTCTGTAGCGTATATGCGGTAAGTGTTAGCTGCTCCCCCCGGATTATACACTCTGTATTGCCCAAAAAGAACAAGTCCGCCAACACTTACCGGAGTTTTTATGTATATCGCGTCGTAGTTGTCGGCGTTCCTGCCGGTATCGGTTATGATAACTTCGTTGCTTCCCGCGGTTGTAGAAAAACTAACGGCAATATCAACAGTGGTTTGCTGGGGCGTAATGTCTGTCGCCGTACCGCTCTCAATAACTTGGAGAGCGCCGGTAGAAGCAGAAAGAGCATCCCCCTCTGACCCAACACCAAGATAAGAATTGGCATTAGTGTCTTCCCAAGCCCATAGGCAGCGGACTATAGAACCCATTGTGTTGCCAAAATATTTACTCCAGCCGCCCAGTTTTTGAATCAGACCGCCAAGTGTTCTGTCCGGAATAAAACGAATTAACTGGCTTTCTGAGACGGCCGCCTCATTTAATGCCGGGGTTTTATTTTGATCTACCCCCGGCAATATTTTGAATGCAGAATGCGGCATTCATTACCTCGTTGGAGTAGCAGTAGGGGATGGGGATTGGGATGACCACGCGGCCGCCTCAAATTTTTTCCTAAATTCTTCGGAAAGAGCGCCCTTTAGAAGTGCCTGATACTGACTTTCATAGCTCTGGGCCATAGCAGGGTCATCAGACTGTCGACCAAAGTTCCGTTGATAGGCAGATATATAGACCATGCTGGCCATAACGAAGAGGTCTGGGAGATAGTCCGAAATGAATGTCGTCGTGTTGCTTACAGAGAGACTGGCCGGGCGCTGCTTTCCTACAATCTCAACATAGTAAGTGTCGTCAGAGAAGGGGCCGACATAGAAAAGATTGTCATTGAAGGGCGCAAAATACTTTGGCAATCCCGTAGTGGAAGACGACCCATAAACACTGTCCAGAAATTCCTTCGTTGCTGGTAGGAGGGCGTTCCTCGTCCCAGCGTCCGGATCCGACGTTCCCGCGGGCGTGATAACGTTGATCTGCTCAGATACAACCAAAGTACCCGCAGGGACAGTAATCGTGCGTGTTCCGTTCGCCAACTGGTATCCAGTGACCGAGGTCGACGTCTGCAGCAGATCCAGATCGCGATAAATTCTGTTTTCAGCGTATGTAATTGCTTGCGGCAGGATAATCAGAAACTCGGCGTTCGTCTCCTCGACGACGGCCATTGTCGCAACTTGGGTTTTGTAGGTCGAGTAGGTCAGGCCGGTGGTCATAAAATTCTCCGCTAACGGCTAATAATATCATTCATTTGCCGCTTTTGCACCACCCCTGACGGCGAGCGTTGCTGACCTTAACCTCAACAATAGTCTGATCTGTGTCTTTTTTTGACCATGTAATTGGCTTCCAGACGTCACAAACAGCCGAATTAGTCGCGGCGATGCCCGTCATTTTCGCGCAACCGGCTGGGATCACGGCTGACAGCATCGCCAGCAGAAATAGCGTCCTGCGTCCTTTTGAGTATGTCAGCATTGTTTTCTGCCTCAATCTTCTTTCTTGCGGCACGTTTACCGCGGCCGTAGATCACGGCAACAGCGCCCAAAAGCCCAAAGATTGCCGCAGCCCAACGCATAATTGGGCTTACAAACCAGTTCATTAGCATCATTTGCTCCAGATCAACAGAGCAATAACGCAAAGGGTTAGCGATATACCTATCGCCTCGCCAAGAGACATTGCTATAGCAGTAGTCATCACGAAGCCTCCTCATCCAGACGCTGCTTGCGCCAATACCAGATGCCAGCGGCGGCAACGGCAATGACAATGAACGCAATCACCGCTGGCTTACCGAGAGCCTCTGAAAGCCCAGAAATAACGCCGTTAGCCTGCTGGAGAGTCGGAATAACCTCCTGAATGGCGGCAACCGCGCCTGTGCCGCCTGCAACAATGGCAGCGTTAGCCTCCTTGGATTTAGTGATCTTTTTGCTGGCCTCCGGCGTATCAGGAGATACGCGCCCCTCTTCCTCGTCAGCGGGCGCATCCAGAGACCGCCACATTTCGCACTCAGCGCGGCGGCGTCGCACAAGCCCCGGCAGCACCTTTCCACCGCCTCTTGTCCACTTCATCAGCTCCGCTGGCACGGCATCAAATCGACCCGCATTAACGCGCTTCAGAAGGGTAGACTTTTTCAATGCCCCCAGACCGCAATTGAAGGCAAAGCTCACTAGAACATCAAATTGATTTTGTTCAAGCTCAACCTTTACAAGTCCCTCTACGCCGCGTTCGAATTTATCCAAATCAGATTTTAATATTTGCGTTGCCTTGGGGCGCGTTATTTTCATGCCCGGAACGACAGATGGCTCCCCGGCAGAAGAGGTATGACCGTAACCAATAGTCCAGACTTTTGCTGGGCAAAGATACGCAGTAAGGCGGAGACCTTCAAATTCTTGTATTAGAGCCACGCCTGCGTCAGAAGTTTTCATAGTTACTCTACCATAAACGTAAGATTGGGGTGTTTAGGGTAATTAACGGTAATTTCCCCTTCTGGGCATTTATACCGAATATGAGCCAGCAGTGTGGCCCTACCCTTAGCTACTTTTTTAGGATTTTCTATTGTAATAGAATACGCGAACTTGTCTATATCCTTCCCAGCCGGGCCAGAGAATTTGGCTATGCTTGACTTGGCTTTGTGAACAAAAAGAGCCGAGTCGCGGACTTCAAGCAAAAACCCTTCAACCGAACAATCGTCTCGGAACTTTTTACGCGCAGCAACCACCTTAAAAGAACCATTCGCAGGGCCGTTGCTGATAGAAAAGTGAGTAGGAGCCCACTCAAGAATACGTTTGTCGGGAGGAAAAACCTTACCCCATAGGGTGTAACCGCCTGTAACAGCAGCGAAAATAGCTGTGACAACGCCGATAACTTTTTTCCAGTTTTCAGCGTCAGCCCACATATTACTTGTCCATTTTGTCGTCTAATTTATCAAAAATCTTTTGTACAATGCTTTCAATTCTGTTCATTGTATCGTGAAATTCATTTTTAGAAACATATGATTTTGGTAGATCAATCTCAATTTCATGCACGTCGTCTTTGAGCTTCTGTAGGCTGTCCCAGACGACCCTAGCCCACCAACCAATCCCAGCTAAAACTATAGCTAGACCAAAATTGATAAGAGTTTGGGCGTCAAGGACCACCGATATTCTCCACTAATACTCTGAAACGACCATGCCAATAGTTTAGCATGTTTCTTGGCCAAACGATATGTTAGCATAGATAGCAAAACGCCGCCAATTGTTCTTTTTTTGTTCTGTTTTGTATTACTCAATTTTCACACGAGTATGTAAGGCTTTGTACTTCTAATCTGGGCCATTCTGCATTTATTTCAGTAAAACTTGCGTCAATAAACTTAACGCGATTGGTTGGTTGTATTGTAAGGCGACCATGATCGGTTCTCAAGAACATAAACTCTTTGTCTTGTGTTGGCTCCTCGGTAAAACCGTCACCTAAAGGTATAGCTGTGAACAAATACTTGCATGATATATCTGACCCCATAACTTTAGCCTTAGCCGATAATCCCTCCAGATAAGTATAAGCATGCGTTGAGAACTGGGGGCTATAACAATCCCACAGTTGAGACTGTTTAAGCGACCAAGGTTGCGGTGATTTACCCCAAAACAATGCGTGGGGAGGTAAATTGCGGTACACAGCACCATTTTCCAGTAAAACGGTGCATCCCCATACCCTGCCTACATGGCTGTGCAGTCCAAACCACACTGCATCGCAATTTTCTGAAGACCCTATAAAGGAACCTTCTACCGATACGTATATGTGCTTTGGCAAAGAACCTGATGCTGTGTAAAGCATGTGTTGTAATGCCAAAAATTACTTTTCTGGCTTTTCTTCCACATCTTCAGTGGGCGGTAACTGGCTGATGGCCTGCGCCTGCATTATTTGAATAAGCCCGGATACCTCTGCAAAAGGCCTTTGAGCTACAGCATTTATGACGACATTCCACTGATCTACAGTAAGCTCAATGGACAGCTTAACCTCTTCTTTTTCCATAATACCCTCTACCAAGGAAGTGGAGGAGAGACGACAGGAGGGTTGATTTGGTCCTGTATCTGCTTCTCCACGTTTTCTTCAATGCTTGCGACCTGTTCTGGCCCCATAGCATCCTTTACCCACCCGATAACTTGATCCTGCGTCAGATCAGCGTATGGGGTGAATGGCGCCCCCGCCTCGTAAGTGACGGGCTGTGTACCATATGACGTGCCAGCATACTCGCCGTCAACGCCGTTGACGCGCCAATGCACAGTGAAGACAACATCCGTCTCGCCTTCAGCGGTCGGGTAGCAGTCCATCTGCTGGACGAGCCAAGCGATAGTGGTAGCCATGTTAAACTCCTTAGTGGCTCCTACATGTTGTCGATGACAAAAGTAAATTGGTATTACGGTTGGGGATCAGGATCCGACTCTGGAATTGGATTTTCATCCCATTCAGGAGGCCTAGAAAAAGTTTGACTAACTGGATCATAAATCCAATTTATGCCTACATTGCCGCTGGATGGAGCGTCAATTACAAGCATACCATCTGGAGGTGTCCAAATATTATCATGGTCAAACACTATAACATTTTTTACAATGTTTTCATTTTGGTCAACAATAAGTTTAGGTACATGTTTCATATTATAAATTATTT